TTGATTGCACCATTAATATCAATGGTGGTAGCTGCTATCTGAATCTCAGTGTCTGCAACAATATCAAGTTGTCCATCTGCACTGGAATTGATGTAAATCGCAGAGTCTCTGAACTGGACTTTATCGGTTGTAGTTGTGGCAATGTCCGTCCCGCCAGTAGTATTACCATTGGCTAGGATTTCAGCCAGGGTATCTACCGTACCTACTTGAGTATCGACGTAGGCTTTAATGGACTGTTGTGTTGACAACGCGGTGGCACTGTCGGATGCCAAATTATCTTCATCGAGGATGTTTGTAACAGTTACCGAACCTGTACCTGATAACCCATCAAACTCTACGGTTGTTGCATCTATTGTGCCGATAACTATTAAGCTGTCAGCACTTTCGTCCCACAAGAGGCTCTTGCCTGTAGTAGCACCAAAGAACTTAACGTCATACCCTGTATCATCAACACCTACAATGACAGTAGCATCTATCTGGGTAGCCCCATCAATATCAACGACATCAAGGTTAGTCACACCGTCAACGTCAATAGCGCCTGAGATGTCTAAAGACCCAGCGTCTAACTCGCCAGTAAGTGTAATATTTCTAAAGCTTGCTACATCTTTGTTAGCATCAGCAGTTACTACTTTACTAGCAACAACAATACCTACTGCTGCGCCTGTATCGCTATAGTTTAATTCTGCTGCGGTGGATGTAACTCCATCCAGGATATTTATCTCTGCTGCGGTTGACGTTACGCCATCAAGTATATTTATCTCTGCTGCGGTACTTGTAACACCGTCTAAGATATTAAGTTCCGCTACGGTAGACGTAAGTGCCGTTGTTCCGTCATGCAGCGTTGCGTAGATTACTGTGCCAGTGAAAGTAGGCCCAGCGGAGTTTGCTTTAGTCGCAACGGCTGTTGCAATGTTATCGAATTCGGTTTCAAACTCTGCGCCTTTAATGATTTTCCCACTGTCGCCAGAGGGCAAACTATCCTTAGCTTCAAAGTCTGTTGTTTTTGTATAGTTGGACATTAGCTAGGTTCCCTCAAGCAATAAAAATAGGGCCGAAAAAGGGAGGTCAATGAAGACCCCCCTGGACGCTCGTTACTCGGCTATAGCGAGAACGAAACCAGCTTCAGGACGATACACCTGAACACCATACAGGCAGTCTGCCGTGTACAGAGTTGAGAGGTATTCCTGCTTGTACTGAGTCTGTGATCGTACTGATTGCTGCTCCGCAAGGACAACAGCGTCCCTGTGGAAGAGCAAAGCACCACGAGTATCGATGGACGATGCGGAGTTCTGAGCAGCGGTTTCGATAGTTACACAGTTAGCAGAAACGTAAACGTCTATGCCGTACAGATTACCAATAAGACCGGAATTCACTGCCTGACCACTTACGAAGTCAGAAGATACATATCGGTCAATACCCATAATCGTATTGCGAACAGAAGGAGGAATAACAAGCACACGATAGTCCATCGGTACGTTGTTATCGTCAAGCTTCTGAATCATGTTGCGGAAGAAAGCATCAGTAAAAACGTCAGCAGCAACCGCTGTGTCGTCCGTGTACTGAGTCGTTGTTCCACCGTCGTTGAAGAAGCAACCTGTGTGCTGGTAGTCGGTGGGAGCAACAGCGGCAGCAAATACAACCGAACCTCCGTCACCAAAACCAGTACCACAAGAGTGCAGGTCTGCGTCTATTTTAGTAGCTAGAGCATAACCAGCGTCTTCGGTGTAAAACTGACGCAAGCTGCTAAGAGCCTGTACTTCAACAATGTCCTCGATCAACCTTGAGTATTCAAAGTGTCGATTAATGTCGATAGTCAGTTCACTCTCAGTGTTGGCAATGATAGTAACCGCTGTATCAGCAGCCTTAGCATTAGCGTCACCGCGAGTGGGCTTGGGAATGTGCAGCTTGTCGCCTTTTTTGCCGGTCATAGCAATCTTTTTGACAAGCGGAGCCATTTTTAAGTTTTTCTGATAAGCAGCGACAATTTCATCAGACCATATTTCAGGTATGAATGTTGCCGCCTCTGTAACAGCGGTGTTACCCGCCGCGCCAGGATATGTTGCTGTAGCCATTTACTTCTCCTAAGTTATTTGACTCGACCCTCCTGGTACGCTCTTAGAATTTCTTCTGCTAAAGATTGATACCTTTCTGGGTCTGTTCTCATAAGTTTAATAATGTCGGCCCTACGATAAGTCTTTTTACGTGGTCCCTCTGAGCTGCCTTGCGCGCTACCTGTGTTGGCTGATTTAATCTGCTGCTTCCGCGTTTGCTTTTCAAGATTGGCGGTTTGCCGGGCAATTTCTCTCCCGGCACTTGTTAAACCTTTCCAAGTCGTAAAAAGTTCATCGCCAGCTTCAGCATTATAATTTTTATCTGCCTCTACAAATAACTGTTTCCTAATATTAGATTTATCTTTCCATGCGATAAAATTCTCATCACTGAGGATTTCTTGCATGTCAGGATGTTTGCTTTGTAGCTCCGCTAAGGACGTTTGTTTTCTGAACCTAGCAGTGAACTCTTCAGCCTCCCTAATTTTAGGATGGTTATCAATAGCCCGATTAACGGCTCCTTCAGGATCTGTAAAATAATCTAATTCATCTTCAGGCCCAACTTCTTGTTGGGGTGCTGGTTGTGGCGTCTGATTCGTAATGTAATCATCTACAACCCTGCGAAGATCTCCAACCTCAGTAGACTGACGACCCAAAAGCTTTTCAGCTTCCTGGTGCATCTGCACAACTTGCTCCAGAGATTTACCTGAGTATTTCTCCGGAACTTGAGATTCTTGAGGTTGCTCAACTTTATCCGTTAGAGTTGTATCTAAAGGAAGCTGCTGAATCTCTTGATCTTCACTTTCAACGCTGACCGCTTGTTCCTCTTCCGGGGGCAGATCAACCATTGACGCTCTTGACATAACTAAACTCCGTGATTGTCAAATCATTATGGAGAGGTTTTTCTTCTACCTGCTTGTTCGTGCTCTCTTATCCATTTCATGTGTCTACTAGGGAAATCCCCACTAGACCCATCTAAGATAAAAGACGGGGCAGATAGCATTTTTTTAGCATTCTCGCCACAACCGCACTTGCTGGCTGTCACGTTGCTACTAACAAACTTTTCAAATATATGCCCATTAGGACAATGAAAATCGTAAACTTTTAACATTCTACTCTTTCCAGCCAAAGTTTTCATATACTTTAAAACTGGTCTTTTATGCCGGGGTTTCTTCCTGGGTTTCTGCCTGATCCCTTCCTGCCTCAATCGTCCCTTCCAGGTTGATAATTGAGTGAAAAGCGGCAATTTGGCCCTTTCTAAAGAATAACTCTTCTAAATCCTTAACTGTCTGTATATCGGCAAGACGGGCAGCATTGTTAGAAACGTCTTTTAAGAGTTGTTTGAAGCCATCGTGATTAAATAACTCATTATAGTTATTGTAATAGGTTTCAAGCTCTGGAGTCATAGCTTCCCCTTAAGTTAGCATATTTCAAAATTTTAATGATAGCAAGATTGCGGCCTTACCTCTTTGTTCGACCGCTTTTCTTTCTTTTGCGCGGCTTAGCCATAGTCTTCTTGTCCCTGCTGTCTTTGTGAACTATTTTCGTAGGCTTTCCGCTGTAAGCCATATTTCCTCCTATGCTAGTTGCCCAGAATATACTTTTGCAGGGCGACCTCTTTTCTTAGGCCGTTCCTGCCTATCAGAGAACATCTTCTCCAACGCTTCTAAGCGATCCCACTTCGGTTTGAGGTATCTGTCTACGTCCTTCAGGAGAAGGTGGAGTTCGTGGTCTGTTAACATTTTCTTTCCCTTTGATTTCTCGTTCTTTAAGGAGAGTCTGAGCCGTCTTTAAACGCCGATCAAACTCTTTATCTTCACCATCACCTTCTTTTAAGTTTCGAGTGATAGCATTAATGAGATCAATTTGTAACTCTTTTGGTGCTATATCTGCTTCAACTGCCAGTTTAATGGCTCTAGCCCCAGACTCTTGAGATTGTGCAGTTAATGCTGCTGTCTGTGACTGCTGGAACTCAAGCTGAGACTGCTGTGCTACCATCGCCATTTGTTCCGCTTCCGGGTTAGGCTCCATAGCTTGCCGCATCGCCGCCAAAAGATCTTCACGGTTCGATAAGTTCATGTTGTCAATAATAGACTCAACAAGCGTTAAGTACAGCGGAGAGTCCTGCTTCATCGTCTGTAGTAACTGAACTAACTGTGTGACCTCATATTCTCTCGCTATAATGCCCAAAGTGCTACTGGCGTTGAACTTGTAGTCAGCAACAGGGTAGTTCTCAGGATCAAACTGCATGTAGCGATAAGCAGCCTTCTTCACAAAAGGTATTAAAAAGGACTGCTGGAAGTTAATCAGGGTGCGCTTGTGACGCTTAATGATTGCGCCAAGAGACATCGAAATCCCTGCGGCTGTCGCCTCGCCATTCACCTGTCCCGCAATCCCCGCCGAATCTACTGCGC